CGCTATAACCGCCCCAACCAGAACCGCCTGTGTTGTTAATATCTCCACCTACACCAGAACCACCAGCACACGCGGCAGAAGCAGTATAGCTTCCCGCCGTAGCAGAGCAGTAAGAACCAAAAGACGAAGTTCCGCCACTAGTACTCGTATGCGAAGCACCAGCGGCAACAGTTACAGCAACGGTAGATACGCCAGAGCCAGCAAGGTTGTAGATATTTTTTATAGTAAAACCACCACCCCCTGCCGCGCCAGCACCAAAGATACGGACACGAACGTTGTTCACACCTTCAGGGACAGTCCATGTGCCGGATGAACCAAACACTTGGACAAACCCGTTACCAAATACTCCAGTAATAGGGTTGTTAACTTGACTTATGATTGTTGCCATTATGAGGTTCCTGTCATGTTTACGTTACGACCTGTGATTGTTCCTTTGGTGCCCTGAATAAGAGTGCCTGTGGAATCAAACGCTTGATACGTTGTGGTTGATGGGTATTGTGAATTCAACTGCGCCGCGCCAACGTTCTGCACAACGCCTGAACCACTAGCAGGCACCGTTGTTGTTGCTACACCTTTAAAGATATAACCATTGGACTGCGAGGGAAAATAAGCTGGGTTAGACACTGTTGTACCTGATACTGTGGTTAATGAATATGATCCCGCAGTTGTAGAGCCAATAAAAATGACTGGATACAAGTCTGTTTGTCTACGATATGCCACAACAAATTGGTTGTCATATAACGCCGCAATACTAACCGTTGGATTACTTGATGCGCCATAAGGAATAAAAGCAGTATTAAAACTTATAGTAGCGCTATCAATGGCGGCAATGGTACCAGTTGCTACCGAAAGTGAAGGGGCTATTTGTTTCCACGCATATCCATTAACTGTATCTAAAAAAATGTTGACTATAGAGCCATCTGGCATTACGGTGCCAGCTATGGTTTGAGTGGCATTAGTACTACCACTACCATAACTTGAAGCCGCCCCAACAGAAGCTCCAAGGTTAACTAAATAACTTAGAGAAGCTGATCCACTATTAACAAAAAATGAATATACAGCGCCAGACGGCGTTACTGCAATTGACGGCGACCCCATACTGGTACAGCTAGAGCCGTATGTTGTGGTTGCAAAACTGGAAAAAGAAACGCCGGAAGTGTTTTGAAACCATGTAACAAGACTAGATCCGCCATTTTGGTTTAACACCGTAACAAAACCACCATTAGCCGTACCTGCAATTGCCATGCAAATATTGTAAGAAGTGCTTTGTGTGCCCGAAGCCAACAAGGTTGCGGTGCTATCATAAACTTGCCAAGTTGGTGTACTACCACCCGCATAAAACGAAAGTGCAAACCTTGAGTTAGTCATTGGGCTAATATCAAACCCGGCATTTACTGCAACAGCCGCATTAGTTGAAGCAGTAACAGTACTCAACAAAACATACGAAGGTGAATAAATTGCAAGAGCTAATGACAAAGAACTAGATGGATTGTTTGCATATGCAATAACCAAATTGCCGTTAGTCAAAACACAACATTTTGTCGTAGCGGCAACATAAGATGTGGTAGCTACGGTGTATGTGTTAAGTAATACACCAGAAGGTGAGTAAACAGCAAACCTAATTGCTGATGTATTATTCTCTTGGTAAAGAACAATAATTTGCCCGTTTTGCATGACGCGCGTATACACATAGGTGACATATGCATTTGCCACCACAGTAGGCTCAAGTACATACGTAGAACCTGTAGTTCTTGCAATACTTTTTGTTAGCGTTGTGTTAGTAGAAGCCAAAAATGACGCCGCGTTAGGCGTTGACCCACTACGCGCATAAGTATTAACAGAGCTTGAAACTGACCCTGTAACTATCGATGCGGTTGAAAAATTACGTACCGCGCTTGTAGCGGTCACAATTTGTGACATGACCTGAAAGCCCGTATTTCCGACACTGGCTGATGCCGGATACATTCCAGACGTAATAACGGCAATATTGCTTGCCATTTCTACTATAGAATAATTACCGCCCCTCTGTGGCCCAGCCATTCCAAGCCCAAACATATTGCCTGCACTTGTTTGGGTTCCTGCCGAATTACGAACACTGTACCTAGACCAATTTTGACTATCTTGACTGTTAAAAATTACAAACCCGCCAGAAGACAAAGACTTTACGTTGCTTGTATAAGAAGTAACCCCTGCAGATTGAAGACTGCCCAACGAGTTAGCCGCAGTTAAAATTCTAAAATATACGGTTTGCGTAGAGTCTTCATTAAGTATAAATACTACAGAATCATTAGTTAATGTTGTTGAATCTAAACGTGTGTAGTTTGCATTTGGTGTAATACCGCTACTAACACTTGCATTTGTAACAGCGGCACCAAGGTTGCTGTAAACGTAGTACTGAATATTGGTAGTAGTAGAGTACGTTGAAATGACAAAGCTGTTATCTGAACGAACCGCAACTGAACATCGAGCGTATGCAGTGTAGTAAGCTATTACGTTTGTCCAACCAATAACTTGTACTCCAGTAGAGCTGTAAACTTTAAACCGTGTTTGTGCAGATGTAGCGTCATTTATTACAATAATAAAACTACCATCTGGACGACTTGCAATGTTTAGATATGCGCTAGTATTAATATTTACGCTTGAGTCTGAGGTTACGCTACCCACCAAAACACCAAGGTTGGTATAGATAGCGTATGTGAGCTGGTTGCTAGAATTTTGACATGCCATAGCAAAGCCGCCGCCCGTTAAAGCTGTAACGGCCACCGTGCCATTATTTGCAGTTCCCGCTCCCGTTCCGCCAAATGCCAAAGTTTCTGCAACAACTTGTGTTCCGTTTTCATCAATAATGCGAAAATAGTATTGAGTTGTATTGAGACTACAGTACACCACAACCATGTTATTGGTGGTGGCTAACCTTGCCGCGTTAGGAAAACCTGAGCCTGCGCCGCCACCAATACCGCCAGTAGTGGTAATCTGTTGAGCTGTTGATGGCCCTAATGCTCCGGGTTGTGCAGTAGTAGAAATATTAAAGTTTGCGGCTGTAACAAGTCCGTCAGGAATAACGCCAACATCACCAGATTTCTGGTAGACCAAGTCACCAGCGCTAAAACCATTTGCAGAAGAAACCGAAATGGTGTTGGTTGATAATGGATTTTGTGGTGTAAGAGAACGTGACATTTTTAACCCTCGTATCCGTAGACGTTGACAGTAACCCCAGCAGACGTAGCAAAAGCTACCACCAGTTTACCCGTTGTTGAGACAATACCCCCGCGCTCTAAAACGCCGTTTGGTGGGATGACCGTTTGATATTCCAAGTACTCAGCCGTTGTTGGCGTTGCCGCCGCCGCAATAGCCAAGTTAACCGCGATTGATAACGCTGTGGTATTGACCATTGATACGTTAAACACGCTGGGCGTTGCCGCCACAGTGTAGACCGTGGTGTTTGTAGCCGCCGTAAGTGCCGCTTGACCTAGTGTTCCTGATGCCATGATCTTTCCTTAGAATTGGGCCATGTAATATGTCTTGGCGGTGGATGGGCCAGTAGCTGCTGGAGCAGTGCTAGTCCATGCTCCTGCTCCGTTAGAAGTCAGCAAATTGCCTAGTGCTCCGGGAGCCGTTATTCCTGTACCACCACCAGCGGCTCCAAGAACACCCCATGATGGCGCAGCGCCAGTAGCGGCAATAAACGCTTGTCCAGTCGTGCCGTTGGTTGCATAGGCAGTTGTACCTGCTGAAGACTGATAAACAACTGTGTACGCCCCACCACCAGCCAAGTTTGAAGCTGATGAAGATGCGGGTCCTGCCCCCCAAGTGACGCTTGAACCGTCCCAGATAATCGCATTACCTGCGGTGACTGGAGCCAAAAGGAAACCTGTAGTACCTACGCCTGTCTGGTAAGGAACGCGCCACTGTGCACCACCAGCAAGATTAGTCGCTGTTGTGGCTGAGCCTACAGAGACGCCTGACGCGGCTGACCACTGAGGGGCTGAGCCGCTAGAGGTCATGATTGCGGTACTACCACCGATAGTCAATTTAGCCAGCGTAGTTGTCGTGTTAGCATAGACTACATCACCCACGGCGTAAAGACCGTAGCCTGTACCGCCGTTCGCCGCTGCTAGCGTCCCCGCTAACGTAATCGTACCTGAGGTGGTTATTGGACCGCCTGAAGTAGTTAAACCCGTAGTGCCGCCTGAAACGTCTACGCTAGATACTGTAGCCGTTGAGGAGGCTGTCGACGCGAGTAGCTTGACTACACCTGAGGTGTTCTTAAAGTACAGCTTCTCATCCGTTGTATTAATCGCCAACTCACCCGCCGCCAGATTACCCGCAATAGGTAATGTGCTCGCCGTTGTCGTGCGATAATGCTGAATGGGGGTAAAACCTGCCTGTGCCATCTTTATCCTTTAATTAGGTCCGTACTTACCTTCATACTCAGGTGACTGGTCATCAACACCAGTCAGCGGTACGTCAGGACGTGGGAACTGTAAATTGATGCGCTCAGTCTGACGAGCAGGCAATCTGTACGGGTCTATATTATCTGCGCACCCTTGGTCACATACCCGAAGTCCCGGAAAATTAGGATCAGAGCCCATGGACGACAAGGCACGCTTCATCTTGCACCGATCGCATACTGCGATGGCGAGTGAGGCCATTCCGAGGGTGTCCAAAAATCTAGGCATTATCTTGTGTATACCGAAATGTTAGGGGCGAAGTAGATTGGAGACTTATCACGTTCTTCCTGCTCAGCTTCGTACAAATACTTATCAGCCATCTTTTCCAAATATATTATACGCTCAGGTTGAACCGTTGGCAACTCCATACTCATACGGTGTGCTAACATCATAACCACCGCCTCGTACCACCGCTGCGGCACCTCTAGCTCATCAGTCAACGCGCCTACGTCCATGATCTGTCGATTGTACCAGACGGTCATTTGAACGTAAGAAGTTGAGGGCGTAGGCCACAAAACGATTGTAGGCTGAGGAATAGTGCGGTTGAACCAGAACTGGTAAGGTTGGTTAGCCGTAAAGTTCTTGTTCGGCAAGTTCGTGTAGTCATCACGGTTCAAACGAGCCATCTGAATTTCACGGCTGTTAGTACCGATATAAAACTCACGCAGCGCCATAGTGGCACCGCCATAAACTCTAATGCGATAGTACTGAACTGATTGTCCTGGGTCAATGTCAGTCCATACCCACTGCTTATCAGTTACAGTAATAGAGCCTAGATCGGATAGAGTTGTCCAAGTTACGTTATCTATAGACGCCTCGAGCGCGACGCTCCAAACTGAAGAGCCGCCTCCGGCAACGTAAGGCATAAAGCCTATAGAGCCAGAGTAAATTGGATTATTGACGCCGTAATCGGCTGAAATATTTCCGTTCGCCGACGTCTGCTGGCAATACGTGTCTATATTGGAATCAGCCACTAAAGCGGCGGTGCCTCCGGCTGAGGACACGTACGTAGCCGTAGGTCTGTCCATTGTGCGGTAAAGCACATTGAGCGCGTCTACAGTGCCGAGGGGTAGCAGGTACTGATACTGATCAATATTCAGACCCATAATCTTTTTAGAAATAGCCCAGTAGTTTATACCGCGATTGGCTAAGTGTGAGAGCAAAAAGAAAAGTGACTGACGTGCAGAGACTAGCTGCTCAGAGGTTAACTCCTCAGCCAACTTACCGCAACGGCGTGCGCCGTGGTCTATAAGATCTTGAACCTTTATGACTGTTGTGCCTACGGTCCCCGAGTACGCCATATAAACCTTTTACCAATTACATCGTTTGGGCGCTGCCTTACCGCCGCGCTTAAACTTCTTACCCTTATCAGCTTCAACAAAGTCTTTGCCTACGCTTTGAGAAATTTTAACCTTTTTCGCGAAGGACGGGTTATACGCTACGGCTTCCATTAAATTGTGTTGCTTCTTACTTGTGCTCGGCATCATTTCCCCGCTGAAAGAAGCTGGTCAATTTTTGCTTCAAGCTTGTTAAAGCGTTGGTCAATGTGGTTAGTAATTTTGTCAATTTCTGCTTGAGTAACATTATCACGGGCAACCTCCTCACGTGTTTTGTTCAACAGGATGGTGACACGAGCCAGCTCCCTGAACTTCTCATTCATCATGTAGCCTAGCAACCCAATCACTAAAGATAGGATGGCAGACCAAGCGGTGTTTAAATCTAACATTTCCACACTTTGAGCGCTTTGTTAATGCGGGATTCGGGGTCTTTAGCGGTCTTTGGGGATGTCAACTTCTTTTTCATCCCTTCCATCCTCGCACAAAAAGAGTCTTTGCGAGAGCCTCCTTCTGGCTGGGGCGGTTTCAAGTTCATACCTTGCTTTTTCGCGGAGGCTCGACCCTTGGCGTTCAAGCCGCCTTTGGGGTTCTGCCCTTCTTTCCGAGTCCATGCGGCTGACTTTGCCATAATTAAGCCTG